TTCTCCCAAACCAAGGTATGTGAGAAGACCAGCTACATCCTTTCCACTCAAATTGGTAAGCGTATTGTCCAGCGGTTGTTTACCTGCCAGCGCATTAAGCATTGTCGTGGCAAAGTTCGGATCATTCCCCAGTGCCGCCGCCAGTTCGTTCAGTGTATCCAGTGCAGCAGGTGCAGAACCCACCATTCCTGCAATCGCCGATTTCACAAAAGCCGTAGTGGCAATCTGTGTATTGTTGACCGACTGCGCCGCCGTGGGGGCTGTTGGCGTTCCGGTGAGTGCCGGACTCGACAACGGTGCTTTTAGTGCCAGCGCATTGTTAATGGTGGTACTGAAATTCGGATCATTGTTAATGGCTGCGGCTATTTCTTTCAGCGTGTCCAGCGTGGCTGGCGCACCATTAATAAGGGCCGTCAGTGCCGCCTGTACAAACGCAGTGGTCGCAACCTGCGTGGTATTATTCCCCGCCGCTGGCGTTGGCGCTTTGGGGGTTCCGGTAAATGTCGGGCTGGCTTTTGGCGCGTACTGTGAATGCGGGGCCGGTGCGGCAAGATGTTTTGCCATCTGATCATCCGCGTACACCTTCAGCTCCAGTGCCTTGTCATCCACATACTTGCGGGTTGCCAGCACTACAGCAGGGTCGATTTTCAGGGTGATATTGTCCGTGCTGCTGGTAATCAGCACCATGCGCACGGTCTGAGTGCGCCCGCTACCTTCAGCCAGTTGCGGCTTATAGCTTTCCGGGCAGTTGCCCACGGCAATCAATGCACCTGACTCATCAAACAGGCCCACTTCACGTATCCACCAACCGCCCTCGTTTTCAGGGATCACCTGTTCGGCAATAATCTGGCTGCTGTTCTGCGGGTCGATATAAAGCATATTCAGCGCAGCCCGGCGTTTCTCATTTACCAGTGCCGTCTGCTTTGCGTCCGGCGTTGGCAATACTCCACCGCCATCGCCCACCGCCATATGGGTAATTTTTAGCGGCACACCGAGCGCGGCGGCGCTGGCAAGTTTCGCCGCGCCAATATCCGTCAGCAGGGTATAAAATTTTGTGCTCATGGATTCACTCTCATTGTGTCAATAACATGGACCGCCCCGCCTTCATGCGCGGTGCCACCGGAAATAATCGTTTCGTTGATATACGGATAGATCGTGATTTCTTCGCCAAGATAGCTGGCGGCTCCCACCCAATGCGGGCCGCTGGTCTGCAGATTGATGGACATGCCGATCATGTGGCGGCTACATGGTTTGGCATCGCTTATCAGTCGCTCAAGTTCCAGATAGGTATCTTCAGTGATGCCCTGGTCCTGCACGCCGATATCCAGGCGAAACGTGCCCGGTGTTTCTCCGGTCTGCCACCACTCAATAATGCGGATCAGGAATCCGAACGGCTCCACCACCCGCCGCACGGCACTGGTGGTCCCTTTATGCTGATGAATATAAAAAGCATCCTTCACCACCTGGCGCTTGACGCTTTCTGTCCAGCCCTCGTCCCAGCGATCCACAGAGAACGCCTAGGCGAGATAAGGCAGGAAACTGACCGGACAGGTTGCCGGATTCCACAAATCACGAAGCGGCACCTGCAGATCAGAAATCCCGCTGCAGGTTTGCGCCAGTCGGCACTCCAGTGGTGTTGAACCCGGTGGCAGCAGACTATTCATCCGTTCCTCCGTTGGTTACGCTCCACTGCGTACATGATGCCGCCTGTGTTTTGTTCAGGACCACATCCGCCAGAGGAGAAGCCAGCTCCACACGCTGCACCCCCTCAACATGCAGGGCGGCAAAGATGGCGCTACGGCGAATATCCCGACCAAGACGCGTCTGACTGGCGATGTACTTCTGCAGGCTGGCTTTTGCCGCTGCCATTACCGGCTCTGCTTCCGGTCCAGGATAGAGAAAAATGGTGGCTTCCACGCGATACGGGATGATTTCTGCGCTGCGAACCGTAAGACGGTCAGCCACCGGGCGGACGTTCTCACTGTTCAGAGCTTTTTCCACCACGTCCAGCAGGTCTTTTTCTGCAGTTCCATCGCCTTCGCGGCTAAGGACAGTCAGCACCACCTCTGCAGGTGCCGGGCTGGTTGCACTGGCATCCGCCACCCGACCGTCGGCGCTTCGGGCATGAAATTCATAAGCTGCAGTTGGCCCCGCAACAGAAAGCCCTTCAAAGGCTGCAGGCACACGCAGGCGCAACGCTTCATCGCTTTCCATCACAGCTGCAACGGGCGGCACAGCATCATTATCAGCAGGCGTCACCGTCAGGCGTGTCACGTTGTAGTTGGCAGCGAGCTGGTCAAGATCGCCGCCCATCGCGTAAGCCACCATCACCGCCTGCGCGGCTTCGTTAATGCGCTGGCGCAGAAGCAACTCACGGTAAGCGTTCTCCTGCAACAATTTAGTGGCGGGTTCAGATTCCAGTTCCAGCGTGCGGATCACTGCTTCCTGCTCATCTTTCGGATGAAGCGCCACAAATTCTGCCTTGCGTTCGGCAAGCAGCGTCTCAAAGTCCGGCACATCCACAATCTGCGGTGCAGGCAACTGCGAAAGGTCAATCACTGCCATTCTCTGCTCCTGTTGATACGGAAAGGGACACAGGCACACCGTTATTCCGCCGCCCGGTCAGCTCCACCACCATTGAACCGTCAAAATTGCTGTTGATGGTGATGGAATCCAGCGTCAACCGTGGCTCCCAGCGACTCAGCGCCACATACACTGCCGACATGACCTGCAGGCGTAATGCCGGATTTTGTGGCTGATCTATCAGTGCCGACAGCAGGGAACCATATTCCCGGCGGGCAATACGGCTACCCTGCGGTGTCAGCAGAATGTCCCGCACCGACTGGCGCAGATGATCAATATCAGTAATGACTTTGCCGCTGGTATTGTTCATCCCGCTATAAAGCGTCATACCGGGCCTCCGGTTGTATCGCCGCCTTTCAGGACGCCAGTATGCTGATGCGCATCAACCACGATCCCGTTAGAACTCATCGCTCCGCCGCCCTGGGTAACGCCACCATTGATCACCACTTCGCTGTTAATGCGCGTGCGGTCAGCCTCCAGTACAAACTCACTGGTTTTCATGGTGATGTTGTCAGCAGCCTCAATGACCATTGATTTGATGCCCCCGACATACCAGCGCCCGGTGGCGGGTTCGTATTCAAACCAGCCACCGTCAGGATGTTCTGTCACGCAGGCGTCCGCCGACGTCGACGGTGGTGCGAACTGATTCGAATAGACAGCGGGCAGCGCAAAGGCGGTTTCCAGATTGCCGCCCAGACTCAGCAGCACCACCTGCTCACCTTCCGATGGTCGCCACCATGTACGGGCATTCCCGGCACGCAGCGTCAGCCAGCTGATCCAGTTGGTTTCAAGCTCGCCCGTTTTCACCCGGCAAAGCCAGTTTTCCCTGTCCACTTCGGTGACTACCCCTGTGCGGATCAGGTTGGTGATAAGGCGCATGATTTCGGTTAATTGTGCGTTCATAGGGAAAGGTTGCCATCAGGGGAAGAAAGGCGGCAGTGCTGCAACTTGTATCAGTGCTGATACAAAGATCACCCCGCCAGCCATTGCAGAATCATGTCGCGGGTCATTGCCTCAACATCATCATTTACACCCAGAAGGCGACGCTCTGCGTAACGCACCTCCGGTCCCTTACGACTGACGCGATCTCGCAGGCCGTAATGGTGAACGCGGGCAATGCGCTGCACCTTGCCTTCAAACTGCACGCTGGCAGAGTCGGCGCTGGCGGAAGTTTTCAGGTATTTTGTGGTGCGCAGCTTTGCAAACATCTGACGTTTGATACGGCCTTTTTTACTGCGTGCTGTTACCCGTCGCGGTTCATAACTGCTGCCATCTGGATTGCGCTGCATTCTGATATTTTGCTGCTGTGTCCGGCGTAGTTCCTGCGCCAGCTGGCGCATCATGCGGCTTCTTGCGGCTGGCTCCAGATTCGCCAGCAAGGCACTCAGCCAGTCGTCCACTTTCTGCAGTTCAGCCACGTTTCACCGTCCACATTTCTTCAGGTTCATCAGGTTCCGCTATAGCTTCAACGCTCGACACACTGCCGTCAGTGCTGACCAGCACACGCTCCGTCAGTTGCAGGTTGAGGCTGATATCACAGACATCGTTGCGCAGAATATCCACCTCAAAGGTGAATAGCTTTTCCCGTAACGCCGGGTTATTGATGGCATCGGGCTGGTTATCACGCAGCCACAGCAAAACCGGGGCCATCAGCAGATTCTGGTCGCCGCTGAAATCCTCAATCACCACGTTCAGGGTGTAGCGGTACTCCCATGACATGGAGCTGGCCCCCGTGGCAACCAGCGAACCGTTATCCACAAACAGATGCAGTTTGTCCGGGTTATTGCGGACATAAGGCACCGCTTTATTGAGGGCGTGGCGCAGGGATTGTGGTTTGTTCACTGTTTCGCTCCTGACACGCAATAATCATGTCCACTTTGTCTGCACAGACCGCCCAGGCGGCCTCCGTTTCATCCAGCAACGCATTCAGATCACCGTTAGTGCGCGGTGCTGCCTGCTCCAGCCGACACGGCGTCACTCGCGGACAACCACTGACGGTAAGCTGCACCTCCGGTGAGTGCCGGACGTTCCCGCAGCCGGATAATGTCAGCAGGCAAAGGAGTATCAGCCCAGTGGCGTAAATCCTCGTTCTCACGTTTCAGTTCCTCGATCCGGCGTTGTCGTTGTCTCAGCTGTGCGCTGGTCTGTTCTGCTTCGGCATAGAGCCGCGCCTGCTCCCGGTTATTGGTTTCAGTCAGAATGGACAGGCTGATAAGCTGGCTGTTGCTCTTTGCCAGTGCCTGGCTTTTGCTCTGCAGCTCGTTTGCCTGCGTGCTGATGGTCTGGCTGGCATCAGCCAGCCGCCACGTCTGCCAGCCCAGCGCCGCTAGTAATAACGCCAGCACAACCAGCAGCAACCGGTTCATGCTGCTACCTGTTGCGCCATCTGATTACGGGTGATCCAGAAGGCAATAACGGTCAGTAGATAAAAGACCAGGGTAATAGCCCACCCCGTCCATGCGAGACTTACAACAATCAGCAATCGCATCACCCAACTGATAAATACGTTTTCTTTTCGGGTAATTGTCTTCAGCAAAGATGCCCTTAACTCCTGCCAGAGCGGGCCATTCTGAATTAACGCAGCCAGTGCTACCGGAATTACCGCCCATGTCAGCAAACAGGCTACCCAAACGCCGGACGCTGCCAGTACCGGAAAGATCCCCTGCGGATACACCATTGCTGCGATTAACAGCGCCATCCATAACATCAGAAACAGTCCGCTGATTAATTTCTTTTTCATTTCAGTTTGCTCCCTGTAAACACCAGGCCATCTCCCGCGCACGGCGGTTATCCAGCCCCTGATTAAACACACCTTTTACATAAACCCAGCGCGGCAACTGTCGGCACGCATCCGCCCAGCGCCGCTGATTGAGCAATTTCACCAGCGTGGAGCTGCAGGCATTGCCTGTCCCCACGTTGAAGGCAAACGACACCACCGAGTCATACACCTTTTGTGGCGGCTGTTGCTTCACACATCTTTCCAGCGCCCGCTCCACACGCAGCACGTTGGAGATAAGCCCTTCTGCTGCCTGTCGTTCCGTAATGGTTTTGCCGGGAATGACGCCCGACGTATTACCAATGCCGTCAGTCCATACACCCGCGCTGCACTGATAGGGCTGCAGACGACAGCCTTCGTAATCGGCAATCAGTTTCAGTCCCTCCACGGAGGTGTGAAGCTGCTGAAAACCCGGCAGCGTGGCAGCAATAGCCAGCACGGTCCCGACAAGGCAGCGTTTAACGATTGATGGATTCATAGTCCTCCCGCGAGATCTGCCCGTCGCGCAGAAGCTGGTAGGCTTTGTGTTTGTAGTACCAGTTGATAGCCAGCATCAGCACACCAATCATCAGGCCGCCCAGCGTTGAGGCATCCTTGATGGACAAATCGCCCAGCCAGACCAGCACAACGGCGATGCAGTACGTGATAAAGGCGCTGATTCGCTCAAGCGTCATAATTCAGTCCCATAGCTGGACGGTCTGCACGGTGGTGGTTGTCGGAATGTCCGGCAGCTCCACCTGCAGCCCGTGAGGTAAAAAGGGGCCATATTCGGCAAGCCCCGGATTTGCCTTCAGTACCTGCTCCGTGACACCCTGCGTGCGCCCGTAATGACGCCAGCAAAGCGCGTCCACCGTGTCATACTGATGCGCACGCACTTTCATCAGATAAGCTCCACTGTGCAGTGCGGCGCGTCCTGTACCCGGCTGATGGCCCAGCGGGCGTCACGCCATAAATCACCGCTGGCTTCCGCCAGTTCCTCGCCCCGCTTCACACCGGATGCCGTGGCGTCATAGTCCTGGTAACGTTCGTTGAGCATGGCGCGTGCCCAGCAGTAAACCGCGTTGAAATAGTGCTGAATGCGCTCACTTTTGCCGTCCAGCTGTTCCGCCGGAACCTCTGCCAGCGAGGCATACCCCAGCATCTGCTGGCATCTGCGAAACTCATACAGCTCTGCGTTGACCTCCGAAATTGCCGACAGCGCAACCTGCTTTAAACGCGGCTGCGTCACCGTACCGTCAGTGCGCATCACACTGCGGAACTCCGACAGATCCACATCAGGCCAGAACGGCGTATTCCTGATGATTTCCGCCTGTTCCGGTGCCTGTTCTGGCGCAACAAACTTCATGCTGCTTTCTCCTGAGATAGAGGGCGGTGGACGGGGTTTTGATGTGGCAGTGCCTTTCGCCACCCCGTGCCGCCCGTGCGCGGGGGCACGTTCTGTCAGCGGCTGTCATTGCGCAGTCTGCGCTCCAGCTGCTGTTTGTCTTTTTTCACGCCACAGCGGGGATCGAGCTGTAACGCATGGTTGAGATGATTAAGGGCGGAAGCCGGATTACTTTCACTCAGGACAGCGCCAATCGCTTTATGCAGACGCGCCCGTGACTGGTCCGGCATGTCCAGACCGTCTGTCAGCTCCAGCGTCTGCAGCAACAGATCGACATCAAAGCCGGTAGTGGCAAGCATTGCGCTCTGTGCCGCGTCTGCCATTTCCTCTGCCAGCACGGTTTGCACATTGCGGTTACCCAGCGGCATCACCCAGCCATGACGCAGGGCATGACGCCCGATCTCCAGCGCCCCGGCATAATCTCCGGCATCAATGCGCCACAGCATCACGTACATCAGCACGTCATCCTGTTGAGCGCCTCCGGCAGCCAGAACACCCTCTGCCCAGGCGGCGTATTTCGGCAGCAGCTCCACCTTGATTTCCGCTTTTTTGACCGTGGACTGAACGCCCTTGAGACGGCGGCGATCTTCCGCCAGTTGCAGCAGCATCAGGTCATAGCCCGACGCGTGGCGAACGCTGCCGCCCTCACGGGCGGCCTGTTCAGCCTGAACGCGCAGGCGATGCTGCCGTGCGGGACTCAGGCTCATGAATTACGCTCCGGTTTCTGCTGCGGCGGCGCTAAAATCGCCAATCTGGATGTTTTCCACCAGTGCAGCGCAGCGGTAGTCCTCAACCACATAGGCTTCGTTAACGGATTCAAAGTTTTCAATCCGGTCACGTTTCGGGTTGTCGATAACTGAACGGCGGCGGGTGTCTTCCTGCCAGTAAATGGACAGGTTATCCAGACGGGTGATCAGCAGTGCATTCGGCGGAAAGAACGGCGCACGCACGGCCTGCAGGCCACCCATGCGTTTCTGACTGATGATCATATCGGCAGCCAGTTTTTCACTGTTTTCCTGCTCTTTGTTGACCAGCGGGAAATACTTGTCAGACAGCAGTTCACGACCGCAAATCACCACCAGATCGTCATCGTCCTGGTAGACCACGTCGATAAGCTCATTGACGGCATCCATCACCACAGCGTCCAGGTTGGCATATTCGCCACCTTTACCGACTTTCACCGCGCCCGGTGTGGTTTCACCGCCCGTGGTGGTGCTGCCCATAACGTGATCCGGTGCATCCTCACGGATTTTCTGCAGCCAGCCTTTGTTCACATCCTGCAGCAGCGGGTTTTCACTACGGTTGGAGGTTTTCGCACGCTTCACGCCGTTAAAGCCGATCATGATGCGGTCCAGTGCCTGACGTTTCACGATGGCGTCACGGATACGCACCTGGAAATCCTGAAACTTCGCCCACAGGTCCAGCTTCGCGTAGGTCAGTACCGTGTCAAAGTTGGTCTGCTCGCATTTATATTCCACATCGACCATCAGCGTCGGATCGACAGGTTCACGCTCTTTCGCGGTGGTATCAGTGGTTCCGGCAATGGTGCTGCCAACTCCCAACCCCAGCAGCTGACCGGACTGCTCAGTCACTGGCGTGACGTTAATCAGCGTCAGGAAAGCGGCGGACTGCTGGATCTGGTCTTCCAATGTCTGCTGCACGGACGGCTCTACGGTGAACTTGCTGGACAGTTCTTCAACTGCCACACCGTTCAGACGCGCCAGTTGCTGCAGATAAGCGTTAAAAGCAAAGCGGGTATTCTTCTTCATCAGGTTTTGTGCTCCATCAGCAATTGGTCAGAGTGTCAGCGGGGGCGTTACCGCCTGTTGCACGCTGGCGGTAGTCCTGGCGGCTGTCTTCATGGCTCAGCTTGTCCACCAGTTCGTTAAAGGCGGTCTGCTGTGCCTGCAGGGCAGTCTCCAGCTCAGACAGGCGTTCTTCCTGCTCAGACAGGGATTTTTCGGTGCGCGCACTCAGGTTCTGCTGCTCAGTGGCGACCAGTTCCACGGCCTTATGCACATCAGAGAACCGGGCGTCATCGGACTGCTCTTTTTTGGTGAACAGCGCCGTGACACGGGCAAACAGGGACGGTTTGTCATCCTGGATTTCTTCCAGTTCGATCACCGTTTCCTCTGCAGCGGTAAAAAGATTGGCGGGATTCTGCTTGCGGTTTGCCAGCGGGTTATGGGCTGCACTGGCGCTGAATGTCAGCATTTCAGTGCCCAGACTGGCAGGGTCATCAGTGGCAGCCAGGCCGACCAGGTAGGCTTTGCCCGTATCAGCGAACTTCGGGCTAACTTCCATAGATGTGAATAATTTCTGGCCTTTTTTCACCAGTTCCACCAGGGACTCCGTTGGCTCAACGTCGGCATACAGCGCCATCTTGCCTGCCAGCGGACCTTCCTTGATTTCTTCAGCAAACAGCGCCGTCACCTTGCCGTAGCGGTTAAAGGTGCTGTCCGGCAGATAAGACTTGATGTGCTCAAGGTTAATCAGCGCGGTATACACCGCCGGGTTGTAGCTGGCTGCCATCTGTTCCAGCCATTCACGCTGGATTTCGCGTCCGTCGGTGGTGGCACCTTCCACCCCGATGCGAAAACGCTTTGCTTTCACTGTCATGAGCCGTGCTCCGTTAGAAAAAACTTACTGGAGCCTTATGGTTGCGGTGATGGGGGCAGTGAAACAATGCGCGGTATTTGTACCGACAACCACACAAACCGCAGGCGGGGAAAGCCTTCATTCAAGGTTGTAGGTTTGTGCCATGAACACCACACTGACACCCGCAGATCTCGATCCCCGTCGGCAGGCCATGCTGCTGTACTTTCAGGGATACCGCGTAGCCCGCATTGCTGAAATGCTGGGCGAGAAAGTTGCAACCGTTCACAGCTGGAAAAAACGCGACAAGTGGGGTGACTATGGGCCGCTGGATCAGATGCAGCTCACCACCGCCGCACGCTACTGCCAGCTCATCATGAAGGAGCACAAAGAAGGGAAAGATTTCAAAGAGATTGACCTGCTGGCGCGCCAGTCGGAGCGCCACGCGCGGATCGGCAAGTTTAACAATGGCGGCAACGAAGCCGACTTAAACCCTAACGTCGCCAACCGCAATAAAGGCCCACGCCGTCAGCCGGAAAAGAATGTTTTCACCGATGAGCAGATTGAGAAGCTGGAAGAAATCTTCCATTCCTCCATGTTCAACTACCAGCGCCACTGGTGGGAAGCCGGAAAAACCAACCGCATCCGCAACCTGCTGAAGTCACGCCAGATCGGCGCGACCTTTTACTTTGCCCGTGAAGCCCTGATTGACGCCCTGCTTACCGGACGTAACCAGATTTTCCTTTCCGCCAGCAAGGCACAGGCCCACGTCTTTAAGCAGTACATCATCGACTTCGCCAAAGAAGTGGGGGTGGAGTTGAAAGGCGATCCGATGGTGCTTCCTAACGGGGCCACGCTTTACTTCCTCGGCACCAATGCCCGCACGGCCCAGAGTTATCACGGCAACCTGTATCTGGATGAATATTTCTGGATACCGAAATTCCAGGAGCTGCGCAAAGTGGCTTCCGGTATGGCTATTCACAAAAAATGGCGACAAACCTATTTTTCCACGCCATCCAGCCTGACACACAGTGCTTATCCGTTCTGGTCCGGTGCGCTGTTCAACCGTGGGCGCAACAAGGCCGACAAGGTGGACATCGACCTGTCCCACAGCAATCTGGCCCCCGGCCTGCTGTGCGCAGACGGGCAATACCGCCAGATAGTCACCGTGGAAGATGCGGTGCGCGGCGGCTGTAACCTGTTCGACCTTGACCAGTTGCGCATGGAGTACAGCCCGGACGAATACCAGAACCTGCTGATGTGCGAGTTTGTGGACGATCTCGCGTCCGTATTTCCGCTCAGCGAGCTGCAGGCGTGCATGGTGGACAGCTGGGAAGTCTGGACCGACTTTCATGCACTGGCTCTGCGCCCGTTTGGCTGGCGCGAAGTGTGGATCGGTTATGACCCGGCAAAAGGTACGCAAAACGGCGACAGCGCCGGATGCGTGGTGGTGGCACCGCCAGCCGTGCCTGGTGGTAAGTTCCGCATTCTTGAGCGTCACCAGTGGCGCGGGATGGACTTCCGCGCCCAGGCTGACGCCATCAAAAAACTGACCGAACAGTACAACGTGACCTATATCGGTATCGACTCAACCGGCGTTGGTCACGGGGTTTATGAGAACGTGAAAGCGTTCTTTCCTGCCGTCCGGGAGTTTGTCTACAACCCCAATGTTAAAAACGCCCTGGTACTCAAGGCCTACGACATTATCAGCCACCGCCGTCTGGAGTTTGACGCCGGGCACACCGACATTGCGCAGTCATTTATGGCAATCCGTCGCGCTACCACTGCCAGTGGCAACCGCCCGACCTATGAAGCCAGCCGCAGCGAAGAAGCCAGCCATGCCGATCTGGCCTGGGCAACAATGCACGCACTGTTTAACGAACCGCTGCAGGGCGAGTCCGCCAATACCAGCAATATTGTGGAGATTTTTTGATGGGAAAGAGTAAGAAGAACCGCGCTGCGTCGACGAAACAGATCCAGCATAAAAGCCAGACTTCAGCCGAAGCATTCAGCTTCGGTGATCCCGTTCCTGTTCTGGACCGCCGCGAACTGCTGGACTATGTGGAATGCGTACAGATGGAGTGTTGGTACGAGCCACCCGTAAGTTTTGACGGACTGGCGCGCACCTTCCGGGCTGCCGTGCATCACAGTTCCCCGATTGCAGTAAAGTGCAACATTCTGACCAGTACCTATATCCCTCATCCGCTGCTCAGCCAACAGGCTTTTTCGCGTTTTGTACAGGACTATCTGGTATTTGGTAACGCCTACCTGGAGAAACGCACGAACCGATTCGGTGAAGTTATCGCCCTTGAGCCTGCGCTGGCAAAATACACCCGACGCGGGTTAGACCTGGATACCTACTGGTTTGTGCAATACGGTATGACAACCCAGCCGTATCAGTTCACGAAAGGCAGCATTTTTCAGCTGATGGAACCGGACATCAACCAGGAGATCTACGGCCTGCCCGGCTATCTTTCTGCCATCCCATCCGCTTTGCTCAACGAGTCCGCCACGCTGTTCCGCCGCAAGTATTACATTAACGGCAGTCATGCCGGCTTCATCATGTACATGACCGATGCCGCGCAGAACCAGGAGGATGTGAACAACCTCCGCAACGCAATGAAAAGCGCCAAAGGTCCGGGTAACTTCCGCAATCTGTTTATGTACTCGCCTAATGGTAAAAAAGACGGACTTCAGATTATCCCGTTGTCAGAAGTCGCAGCGAAGGATGAATTTCTGAATATCAAAAATGTTAGTCGCGATGACATGATGGCAGCACACCGCGTGCCGCCACAGATGATGGGGATAATGCCAAATAATGTTGGGGGGTTTGGGGATGTGGAGAAGGCAAGTAATGTATTTGTACGCAATGAACTAATACCATTGCAAAAAAGATTTGAAGAGTTAAATGTTTGGTTAAAAGAAAAAGTGATACAGTTCGAAGAATATAAACTTCATTCAAATTAGCTTTAAGGCTGCCAGTTTGGCAGCCAGAACCTTTATCGCCATTTTAGATAAAAAGCAAAAAATGGATCAGTAATATGAACCGCCCCGGGAATCCTGGAGACTAAACTTCCTGAGAAAGAGGTAAACAGGATGACTAAAAATACTCGTTTTTCCCCCGAAGTCCGTC